CAAGTCACTAGCACGAGGGCGTCGAACCGCTCGCCCGGGGGGACGGAGACCGTGAAGGTCTCGTCGGTACGGACGTCGGTAGCGATCATCTCCGAAGAACTGCGGACGGAGACGAGGACGCAGGGGACTTCCCCCTCGTCGCTGCCGTCCTTCCGCTCCAGACCGAAGAACGTAACGCTGAAAATCGAACCGATGGGCATGGGCAGATCCTCCTACCTCTCATGACCCGTGGGATCGCTCGTCTGTTTCGCCAGCCAATACGCGTTGTCGATGGCGACGGCGAGGGCGACGTCGAGCTTACGCGTCCCGCCCTCGATCCTCTCCAGATCGTCGACGGTGATTCCAAGGATCTTGGCGGCTTGGCCGATCGAGAGACCGGCGGCGATCCTCGCCCTCTGCAGCTCGCACGGGGTCATGCCGTGAGCGTTCTTTTCCAAAAGTGCCTCCACTGCGAAGACGTGGGCCATGTCCCGCTGCGTCTTCTCGTTCGGCATCGCCCTGCAGTGCGGGCAGGGCGGGATCGGCTCTCCCTCGATCCACGTGAAGCCGTAGCGGCGTCCGCACGAGCGGCACGATAGGTCGATCATTCCGCGTCCCTTGGCCATGGGTCACTTCCTTTTGGGTTTGTCGGGTCTGCCGTTGTCGGGGGCGTCGTAGGTGACCTGCTCCTCCGCTTCGTACTTCTCGGTCTCAACGATCTGCTCGCCGTACTCCTTCACGCCCCAACCCCGCACCGTCTGGGGCAGTCCGTCCCAGAAGCAGGCGAAGTGCACCACGGGCGTCACCGGGCACGTGCTCATCGCCCTCCCGTACTCGAAGCCGACGACGACGAAGGCGACCTGCACGACGTTGCTCTCGCTCTTGCCGCTCGGGTTGGGGAGGTCGGCGACGACCCACCAAGCCTTGGCGGTGCCCGCCTTGGCGTACCACGCGGGCGGGAGCTTGACCGCCCTCTCGTGCTGCAACCTCATCCAGAGCAGGAGCTTGCGGGCCATCGGCAGGTTGCTGCCGTCCCGGGGAGTCCGGGCGATCTGGTGCAGGATCTCGAGCGGTAACGACTTCATGGTGGTGTTGCTAGCATGCATAGCTGATGGCTTCCTTACCTTTGGGGGTGAGACGGACGTGCAGTTTACCGGGGGAAACGTGGACGAGACTGACGTACCCGTCCTGTTCCAGCCCCTCGTACGCACTAAAGGCAGTCCTAAGTCGCGGTTCGTCATACCTGAGCAGGATCGAGGAGACGTGGGCCAGCTGCAGGAGCGTCCTCTGGCTGTCAGTCAATCTCGGTGATTCGTTGCCTTTCGAAGTCGGCATTGAGCCTCCACTGTTCGTGTTTCCTCGCTCCCCGCACCTTGGCGGAGAACAGGTTGATGATCCCTAGTTCGACGTCCTCCGCCGTCTGCCCGGCACCGAGCACGAGGTCGGCACCCTCGGCCTTGCCGATGCTCTCGCCCGTGAACTCCAGACCGACGACGTCTTGATTGTGGCTCGAGCGGTTCGCCTGTAGGGCAGTCCAGTGCACGAGGTCGAGATCCTGAGCCATGAGCTTGCACTCTTCGTAGATCTCGCGGTACTCCTGCCTGTCCTCGCTGCGTCGCCTCGGTGCCGCGAAGCGGTCGGCGTAGTCGGAGATCGCCAGCCTGCATTCGCGGCCCTCACGCTCCGTCACCGAGCGAACCCAGCCCGCGAAGTCCTCCACTGAGGAACGACGCGAGCGGAGACGCTTGATGTACAGCTTCCCGTTGTGCATGCTCAGCCAATCCTGCACGCGGCGTCGGCTCTCTTCGGGCCAGCTGATCATCTCCTCCTGCGTCATCCCCGAGATGTGCTGGTGGAAGCGGCGGCGGATCTCGAGTTCACCGTCCTCGAAGACGCCGTAGCAGACGATCTCGCCCTGAGCGAGTGCCGCTGCCCCGACGTTCACGAGGAGGGCGGTCTTGCCGACGTTGATGAAGCTCTCGATGATGCAGAGATGACCGTACTCGGGGCCACCGCGTAGACGCTCGTTCAGGCTGGCCCACGGCGTGAGAATCTTGGTACGCTCGTACTCGATGTGCTCGTCGGGCAGCCCCGAGCCCATGACGATCTCGCCGCCCTTGAGGTGCTCGCCCGTCCGCGACGCCTCCTCGATCAGGATGCCGAAGCGGCGGGGGTCGTCCCTCGTGTCGTTGTCGAGCACGTAAGTGATCTTCTGCCACCTCGCCCACTGGGTGACCCGGTCGGCGACGTACTGCAGGTTCTCGACGGGCTGCAGCTCTTTGACCTCCTCGACCAGCGAGCCGCGAGCCCGGTACTCGCCGCACCGGATGAGGTCGACCAGCACGTCGACGCTCGGGGACTCGCGGTACTCGTCGAAGAAGCGGAGCAGGACGGTGCACAGGTACTTGTTGTGCGGGCGGGTGAAGAGATCCTCCGTCAGCAGCGAGCGGTAGGACGACACGAAGCCCGGCGAGAGCAGCATCGCCCTGATGACGGCGGACTCGAACTCCGGGTCAAGCTCAAACTCCGCTTGAGCCGAAACCCGTGTTTCCTCGTTGCGTTGCGGGGAGGGCATCGACGATCTCCAGAAGGGGCGAGTTGAAGGGGATCAACACAAGCTGAGCCACGCGTTGCCAAGGCTCGATGACGGCGGGGACGACCGGCTGCTCGAAGTCGCCCCCGGAGACAGCGGGGTGCCAGAGCTTCACGAACAGCTCGCCGGTGTACCCGCTGTCGATGCGGGACTCGACCACGAAGAGGCCACGCTTCCCGAAAGTCGAGGAGCGACCGCAGAGCAGGCCGAAGTAGCCATCGGGGATCTTGACGTAGACGCCGGTGGGGATGAGCTTGAAAGTGCCGGGCAGGATGCGGATGGGGAGCATCGCGGCGGAAGACCCCGACCCGCTCGAGTTCTCGGGGGCGTAGGCGAGGTCGAAGCCGCAATCGCCCGGCTTGGCGTGCTTCAGCGGTGCCAGCGTCCGCACCAGATCGTCGCGGTACATGACCTGCATCGGCTCGCGAAACTCGGCGTCACCGTTCCTAGCCCTGAAGAGTTCCAGCATGCTCTCTTCAAACTCGAGTTGAGCGGTCACGGCGTGAGACGAGCCGTGCCGACCGTTCATGGTCTGCACGGATCTCGCGAGCGTTGAGATGATCTCTTGAACGGTCTTCATTGGGGTGCGTTCTCCATGTGAATCTGTACGGCCTTGACGAAGGGTTCGCCGGTGGAGCGGAGCACAGAGATCGAGCCGAGCGAGTCCTCGATGCTCTGTGCGTAACGTCGGCGGTCGATCGCCTCCAGCTCGGGGTTCTGCAGCCAACGGTCTCCCTTGAGACGACGCTCCCACTCGTCCTCCGAGCAGATCAGGTGGTGCGGGTAGACGGTGATGCGGTTCCCGCTCCGGTGGAGCCACTGCACGAGGGCTGCAGCCTGCAGGGCGGTTCGCGGCCAGCCGTCCGAGACGACCGTCACCGCCCCCGTCTTCCGGGCAAACTCGAAGTGCTGCAGCCACTGCCCGAACACGAACTCATCGCAGACACGCGGTGCGTTTCCGTCCTCCGTCGCAAAGAACCCCGGGCCGATCGCAGCCCGGAGGATCTGACCGGGCATGAAGAGGATGCAGCCGTCCCCACGCCCTTCCTTCTTGGGGTAGTCCTTCACGCGGGTCGTCTTGCCCGAACCCACGGAACCGATGTAGGAGACGAGTGTCAAAGGTGCAGCACTCCAATCTGTGAGGCGGTCGGGTCTTCGAGGTCGATCACGTCGCCGGACTTCGGGCCGGTGCCGATCAGGCGGAGCTGGCAGCCGTGGTGAGCCGCCAGTGCCTTGATGTGCCAGAGACGCTTGCTCCGCTCGCCCTGAGGCTCGGCGTTGGTCTGGTTCCAGAAGTTGAGGAACAGGTAGTCGGGGCGGACGAACGTAAAGAAGCGACGAGCCTGCGTATCGCTGAAGGTGAAGACGCGACGGACGCGGTTGGTGACGGTCGTCCGCTCCTCGATCTTCTCGCCCGCGATCTCGGAGACCTGCTCCCACGTCAGCTCCCGCTGGTCTTCGTAGTGCGGGCCACTGTTCCCGTTGTCGGTGTTGCCGACGCGGATGGGGAAGGTACGCATGCAGCCGATGACGCTGCCGCAGTCGCGGATCGGGACGCCCGCGTTGTCGAGTGCCCGACCCACGAGGCAGTCGCGGCCCGTGACGTAGGGCCACTCCTTGCCGTGGTTCAACCCGAGATCGAAGCCCTGTGCCGTCTCGATCAACACCGTCCCGCCGTGGGCCAGCGTCCGCTGCACGCATTCGTGCGTGTCGGCGACGTTCACGCCGATCTCGCGGAGGGCCGTCTTGTAGTCACCGGCGATCGACGCGTCCTTCGTCCTCATCGTCTTGCGGGCCGTCGAGGCGTGACCACCCTTCTGCGTGCTGGCGATCCGCCCCAAGATGATCCGCTCGGCCGTCAGGTCGTCCGGGGAGATCACGGAGGCGAGCGGGTGCACGTACACCTCGCCCGGTTCGGAGCGGCAGTCCCGCAGATGCCGCATCTCGTTCTTCAGCGTGTTCATGTCGATCGCGGCGTGGGGGCCGATGAAGGCCATCCGCCCGTAGGCCGCAGCGATCGGCACGTGCCGCGAGACGAAGACCGTGCCGTTGGGAAGGTGCACGGTGTGACCCGCGTTCGGCATGAAGTCGCAGACGCCAGCGAGGATGCTGGGGTACCGGTCGTAAAGGTAGCCAGCGAGCAGACCCTTCCCGGTGCTGCCCCACTGGCCGTCGATAATCACGTTAGCTTTGTTCCGCTTGATCAAGGTCATCCTCCCGAACAAAAGGGGCGGAGGCAACGGCAACTCACCGCTGTACCTCCGCCCGTCTCTATAACCCTCAGGTGGGTACTGTCGTTACACGATCTCGTTTACCGACCCGCTCCCCGGGCCAGACCTCGGATGAGACCGCCGGACGCTGCCGGTTTGTTCCCGGGGGCCACGGGAGGCGTCGGGGCCGTCCGGGAAGGTGGCGGCAGGGGTCGGGGTGCCGGAGGGCCTCCCGCTGCCCGGGAAGTACCTCCCTGAGCCTGCCGGGCCGGTGCACCCCCCGCAGCGGGGGCCGTCCGGGTCGTGGCGGGGGGTGTCGAGCGGGTCGGGGGCGGCGGGGCGGGGGTCTCGGCGGCGGGGGGCGGGCCAGTCATGCTGTCGACGTTCTCCAACTCCACGCCGTCCGGGAAGATCTCCTCCATGCTGACGCCGAGCAGGCGGCACTGGGCCTCGAGCCCGACGTCGACGGCCTTCTCGAGCGGGTCGATGACCTGCTGCATCAGCTCCGCACTGACAGGCCACGGGTTGCGATCGACGGTGACGGTGTACTCGCGATCCAGCCCGTCGCCGGTGCCGACAATCACGAACGCGTGCCCGGTCTCCGGCTCGAGCACGTCAGACCACTGCTCATTGATGGCGACCACGCTGATCTGCTCCCAGACGCTCGTGGGCAGACCCCAGATTTCGACTTTCTTCTGCTTGGCGTTGACGTCGATGCCGTTGACGAAGTACTGCTTGCGGGCGGTGTAGGGCGAGTCCTGCCCACGGGAGGCGAGGAGGTCGCCGTAGGCTTGCACGGCGTCGGGCACGTCCTCACCGAACGTCGCCGAGCGGTGCACGCACAGATCCTTCCGCTTGTTGCCCGCCCCGGTGCTGCCCCACTTGACGACCTTGCGGGCGAACTGCTGGTCGCCGTCCTGATCCGTGAACTCGAGGACGCGGAGCACAAGCGTGCCCTTGCCCACGAAGTTGATGCCCGAGCCGCCACGCTCGCTCTTGCTCTTCTCCATGTCCTGCTGCAACTTTTCACGATTGAGTGCCATAGTCTTACCTGTTCCTGCTGCTAGTCTTGTTCACGTGGTCACCGCCCGACGTCAGGCGGATCTCTTCGCGGACGGTGGCACCGAAGTTGACTAGCATGTCCTTTCGGTGCTCCATCGCTCTGACGATCGACTCGAGCGAATCTCGGCGGTCTTCCGCGTCGATCAGCTCACGCTTCATCTGCTTGTAGTTGTCCCGGGTCAGGCAGGCAGTACGCAGCATCTTCTCCGTCACCTTGTTGAACCGCTTCACGAGCCAGCGGTCGATGCTGGCCTCGACCTCCTCGAGCCTGAACTCAAGAAGCTTGCAGTGCTTCACAGCCCGCTGGTAGGCGAGTGCGTAGTGCACGTACTTCTCGGGCTGGTTCATCATCGCCTCGCTCACGTTGTCGCGGGAGATCGCGAGGTCGGGGGCGAGGTCGGAGACGATGCTGTCATACTGCCGTTGATCCATGGCTAGAACCCTCCGCTCTCGACGGCTGCGAGCACGTCGGTCTTCAGGTTGTTGATGGTGGCGAAGACCTCGTCGATCACCTCGTTGGTGACCTCCTCGCGGGTCTGGCCGTCCTCCACCGGGCGGCAGATGCCGACGTCGATCCGCACCGACTCATAGTCGCCTATGTTGATGGTCTTGCCGACCGAGACGAAGACCTGCTGGCCGTTGCCCGGAGCCCCCGCCCGACGCTTGAGGTCGTCCAGCGTCTCGCCCTCCTGCACGGCGGGTGCCGAGCCGGTCGGACGCTTCTTGGCCGTCTTGGCGGGGACGGCGGGGGCGGCGGGGGCCTCCTGCTCGGGGGCGTCGTCCTCCGCACCGCTGACGTCGTCGTCCTGCGGGTCGTTGTCGGAAGGCTTGAAGTCTTCCTCCGTCACCGGTGCCGCCTGCCGTTGGGGGCGGGCAGGCGGTGACGCAGGGGGTCGCGTCGGTGCGGACGCCGTCGCCGCTGTTGCTCCGAAGTTCTTCTTGGGGGCTGCTGCTTTAGCCATGATAACATGACACTCCTCGCGTGCTTGATTGACAGCCCATCCCGGGACGAAACGCTCGCCCCTGATCTCACGGGCACCAACCCACACGTCGATAACTGAAGGTTCCTGACCGGGGACGATACGCCACACAGCTTCGCCCTCGTGTCCAACGCATTCCAAGGCGTCCTGTAGTTGTTTGAATGGGCCTGCACCGAAGCCCGGGAGTCTGTCCTGATCGAGACTGCCGACCGCGTAAGCGGTGCCCTTTGGGTCGGCCTCGGTGCTGTAGAATGCCTGATCCTCGGGCTGCACGGAGACGGCTGGCTTGCCGTTGAAGCTGGCGTTGCGTGCCCTGTTCCAAGAGGCAAGGGGGTCGGGACGCTCGCCCGGCTTCGCGGGCTCGAAGAGGGAGGCAAGGGTCGGCTTCGCCAAGGTGTGGTTGCCCAGTTGAGGGACGCCGTGCTCGAGACCGAGCTTGTCGGCGGCGTTCTTCATGAGGGCATCAGTCACCTGCACCATCGCCGGACGCTTGGCGTTGGGGTTCTCCCGGTGCCAGTCGTCGGCTACCTGCTTGGCCACGCGGGCGACGTCCTTAGCCAGAGGCGAACTGTTGCGGAGCGGGACGTCGTAGGACTGTGCCGCTCCGGTGTACGAAAGTTCGCTGCTGGCTGCTGCTCTTGCTTTGGGGCTGAGTGCCATAGTCTGTCTCCTCCGTCATGACCCCCGAGATGCTCCGCTCGTTCCACGCCCAGTAGCAGGCAGAGCCACGCATCGGGGTCTTGTTCAATGATCTCGTCCTCGCCGATGCCCCACATCTCGAGGTCGGTCGAGCACGTCCGCAAGATCCGCTCGACGTCCTTCTCCTGCTGGTGAGGCTCGAGGCAGACGTGCAGGAGGCCGCACGTCCGCTCGATGAGCTTCTGCCTTCCTGCATTCACTCTTGGTTCCTCCTTAGGCGAAGCTCCTGAGCGATCATCGAGCGAAGACGCACGTATCTCTTGATCGCCCCTTTCGCCCCCTGAACGGCGTGAGCACTGCCCCGGTCAAGAGACTCCCTCCTCGTCCCGTAGTCGGTGACCGTGTAAGCTTCGACCAGCCCCTCGCGGTCACGCACAGCATCGCTGAGAGCGGCCATCAACGTAGCAAGGTCTCTCGTCCGCAGCCCGATGATCCGTTTCATGCGGCCTTCTCCAGCTGGTAGAGGTTCCGCCCCCACTCGACGTCCGCCTTCATGGGCACGCCGCTGTCCTTCCAGTACTCGGCCTTGTTATGGATCTCCACGCCGTACACCAAGATCTCTTGCAGCCGTTTGCGGTACTTGGCGTCGGCGGCGTCCCCGATGATCGAGTCGTGCACGGTGCCGCAGACGCACATCGCGTCTTCGAGCCCCTCGTCTTCGATGGTCTGCATCGCCACGCCCATCGAGACCATCGTGAAGACGAGGGCGGTACGCTGGATCGGGTAGTTGCAGGCTTGGCGGAGTGCCCGCTCCCGCAGCCACTTGTCCTTCGAGAGGGCGTCGGGGAGGTGGCGGCGACGGCCAAACAGGTCTTCGGCGTAGCCGTGCTTGGCGGCGAAAGCCTGCCACTCCTGACGCTGCTTGGCGATCCGGGGGAAGCGGCGATCGTACAGCTTCAGGAGACGCACCGCTGCCTCGACGGTCATCCCGGTCTTGGCGGCGAGCCCGTACTCGGTCTGCCCGTACATCATGCCGAGATTCATCCGCTTCCCGATCTCGCGGTGCTCGGTCTGGTCGGCGAGGTAGGGCACGCCGTAGATCTCGCTGGCCACGAAGCCGTGGAGGTCGTACCCACCGTTGATCGCCTCGATCATCTTCTCGTCCTTCGACCATCCGGCGAGCAAGCGGGGTTCTTGCTGCTTGACGTCGACGTTAACGAGCCAGCCGTCCTTGTACCGGCTGACGTAGACCTTCCGCACCCGGTGCTTCTTGGGTATGTTCTGCTGGGGCGGGTCGGTCGAAGAGAGACGGCCGGTGACGACCTTGCCTTGGTTGTACTGGCTGTGCACCTTGCCGTGCGAGTCGACGAAGGCTTCCCACTTGTCGAGGAAGCCCGTCAGCATCGCCGACGTGCGGCGAAGGTTGACGAGGTGCGTCAGGACGGGGACGTCCTCCTCGTATGGCTCGAGCGTCCGCTTGTCGAACTTCAGAGTGTACTTGCCGTTGACTTTGACTTCCTGAATCGGCAGCTTCAGCACGTCCATGCACAGGTACTTCATCATGGGCGGCGACTTCGGGGAGAAGACGACCTGCTTGCGTCCCTCCTGATACGCCTTGGTCTGGTACTTCTTCATGGTGCGGAGTGCCCACCGCTCCACCTTCTGGATCTCGGGCAGGGTGCTGAACTCGTGCTGCAGCTTGGGGATCTCGACGTCGCGAAGCTCGGCACGGACGATCGACGCTTCGTTCGCGTCCACCTGCATGCCGTTCATCTCGAGCTTGGCGAGGTAGTAGCAGAAGCTCTCTTCCATCCGGGCCACGCCGTCGAGCTGCTGCTCGCTGAGGAGTTCGTCGAGCTTGACGTGCGAGAGGATCGTGCAGAGGGCGTCGAGGGCGTTGTACTCCAGCAGTTTGTCCAGCGGTGCTTCTTTCGGGTTCTTGCGGGTCTTGTCGCTCAGGCTCTTGTACCGCATCCACCGCAGACCCATTCGGGCACCGACGCGGTGAAGCTTGTGGTCGTTCACTTCGTTGTAGGTGTCGTCCTCCAGCATCGTGTCCATGAGCGAGACGTTCGTCCTGCCGAACCGCTTGAGGTTGCACTTGTGCTCGTACTTGCAGAAGTGAGCGATCGACCTCTTGCCGAGGTAGATCCCGAACCACAGGTCGGCGATCACCTGCTGCTGCTCCTCCGTCCAGTACCACGTGCCGTCCTCCCTGTGCCAGTCGAAGGGGAAGCTGAAGGCGTCCCACGTGCCGTCTTCCCTGACGACGGCACAGCCGATGGTGAGGATCTCGAACTCGGTGCACAGTTCCGGCCGGAGTGCGGTGTTCTCCCCGCTCTGGTTCACGCCCCAAGTCTCGTAGTCGTAGCCGATCACGTGGTCGGTGTCACGCAGGTACTCCAGCCACGCCACGACGTCTTCGTACTCGGTGAGGACGAGCACCTCAGGGATCTTGACCTCCTCGCCCGTGGAGACCTCCTGCACGGTGTCCCACACGTCGAACCACGCTTTGACCGCCCGCTCGGTCGCTCCGCCCTTCTTCTCCTGCATCCTCGCGAGGTAACCGGGGTGGTACTGGCAGATGACCTTGACGTCCGCCCCCTCGACCTTGGCGTCGTACTGCTGCCCGACGAGATCATCTACCTTGGCCTTGTCGACGCGGAGCACGGTCTCGATCGCGGCCTTGCCGAGCGGCACCATGAGGTCGCCCGTCACCGGCTTGAACTTCTCCACCTCGTTGACGTGCCAGTACAGACAGTCGGGGGAGACCTCCTTCATGATGGCTTGCAGCTGCTGGTCTGGTTGCGGCATGTCGCCGACGACGATTACTCTTCTCACAGTCCCTCCATGAAAGTCTTCGCCTCTTGATGGAAGCGGCGGAACGCGGACGCCTTGTGAATCCCCAACTCGTCGCCGACGCTCTTGTGGGCACCGAGAATCGTGCCGTGCTCCATGATGTAGCGGAAGTATAGCGACAGGACGGGCGGGAAGTCGGCGAGGTCGGGGTCTTGGACGACGCCGGTGCGGTGTGTCTTCAGCTTGTCGCGTCGGTTCTCCCTCATGATCTTGGTGTTGAAGGTGCGGATCGCGAACACGCCCGCGTTCATGATGAAGGTGCGGGCCGTGGACTCGCGGCCGAGATCGACCCGCCCGATCTGCTGCACGACGCGTAGCAGGGCTTCCTGCACGGCGTCCTCCTCGTGCCCGACCGGGCCAAGGCGACGGGCCAAAGACCGCAGCATCGGGGTGAGCCGGGCCACCATCGCCTCCCACGCCCCGCGGTGCCCGTCGCGGGCTAGACGGATCAACGCGACGTAGCTAGACTGCGGACTCACCGATGCCACGGAAGAGGAGTCTCTCCGCTTCGTCGCAGTCGAGGCCGTCGCGGACGAGCCGCCACAGGACGCCCCCCGCGTGGATGCCCGTCCGCTGCGAGCCGATGAGGAAGTCGTCGATCGTCCTGCCCTCCGGGTCGCGGAGGACGCCGACGAGGTCGCCGAGCAGGCGGACTTTCGAGAAGATGACGACACGACCTTGGCCTTTCGTTTCGTCGCGTACTTTGTCAAGCTCATTGACGAACCCCGCATTCTCCTGCAGCATGCACAGAGGTTGGAAAGTGTCACGATCCTTGCACTCCACGACGACGA